TTTACCCTTAGACGCTGTAAAGTTCCCGTAGAAATTAATCTTCTTAACATCTTTATCTAAACCCGAACTGTCTCCATTCTTAAGAATAAAATCTACATTTTTACCATCTTTAAAAGTTGAAGTTATAATAGGTAATATGTTTTCAGGATATGAATCATAATGCATATATACAGAAGTGATATTTCCTTTTTTATCGATTTTACCAATTTGTCCTCTAGTTCCTTCTTCAATTAAAACAGTTGCTTCGTTAATCTCAGCGCCTCTTAACTTAGTAAAAAATTCGATTCTTTGCTCTTCAGTTAATTCTTTGATAGAAGTAACTTTAAATTCACCAAGTAAATTTTTATATGTTTCTGCTTCAGTACTTCTTTTAGTAGAGTTTTCTTCTTCTACTTGTCTAGATCTATTGATTTGTGATTCAGTAGAAAACTGATCAAAAGATTTTAATTTATACATAGTGTTGTTATTTTTTTGTATGTTATTATTTTATTATATATCTCCTTCAAAATCTACATTTTTTATATCATACTTAAACTTCTGTTCCTTGTAGATCCTTTGTCTTTCTTTGGAGTGTCTTATTAGATAGTTGTCCCAATCAGGAGAACTTAAATCATCTACAAAATCTATAATATTGACCGAGTCTTTAGAGCTATGTTGCCTTAAACCTCTACCGATAGATTGTCTAATAATTACTTCCGATTTAAATGATTCTGTGAAGAATATGTTGTGGATTTTCTTGATGGATATACCAGTTGAGAATGTACCATATGAAGCGACAATGACGACTTGGTTTCCAGCTTCCATTTTCTTTTTGTGTTCTTCCCTAATATCTTTATCAATTCCACCATCAACATAATAAACAGATTTATCACTCTCTTGTCTGAGTTTTTCATATATTTTTTTACCATGTTCAATTCTATGAAAAAGAACTAAACTATTACCCTTAACCCTGGAGATAATACTTGTTATAAAATTAAGTCTTCCAGGTGAATTGATCACATAGTTTTGCTCAAATTTAAAAACGTCTTTACTTTCATATCTATTCTGGGACATTTCTCTAAATGCGTCTTTTGTAGATTGAGGTGCATAGTCCATTTTAATTACCTTTACTTTACAACCTGCTATATGCCCTTCGTTTTGTAAATAATGTGCACTTATTTCTGTAATTAATGGACCAGTATATGCCATTAAAGTTAATCTATCTAATGTGCCTTCTTTTGGAATAGTTCCAGATAAACCATATTTATAATCTGCATTAATACACTTTTGTAAAATAGTTTTAATAGAGGCTGATTTTGCTTTGTGTGTTTCATCAACAATTACTGCATCAAATTCTGCAAAATATGCTTTATCTTTTTTAACAAGTGATTGATATGTTCCAATAATAACATTCCTACCTGGCCTTAATTTTTGACCACTGTATATTTGCTGTACCTTAATATCTATTGCATTTCTATAATTATAGTCTAGAAAATCTTCACTCGCTTGTACAACTAATGATACATTGGGTACAATAAATAAAATCTTTTTTGCTTTTTGTTGTTCTAGTAAATATGATACTGTTAAGAATGATATCAGTGTTTTACCCGCAGAAGTTGCAAGCTCACTTAAGCATCTTCTAAATTTTAGTATATTAAATGCTGCCTCTATTTGATAATCTCTTGGAGTTATCTCTGACTTTTCGAAAAAGTCTAAAGCCCATTTTGTAAATTTTTCTTGATTAATATTGGTATCAAACATGTCAGTAATACCATTGAGTTTAAACTCAAATTTATATTCTTTACATATCTGCATGACTTCTCTCCATAATCCTGAAGGAATCCATTTATCATCTTTTATATATGAAACATATCCATCCCATAAACCCTTTTTAACCAAAGGATTAAATCGCCATGAATCAATTCTTCTATTTAAAGAAATATTGAGTTGTTCCAGTTCTAATTCAGTTGCTTCATCAATACGTAGCAACTGTTTATTTTCAGTTAAACTAAGCTCCACATTGTTAGAGCATTTTTATTTTTCGTTATAGATCTTTTAATGCTAGTCTATTACGAATGGCAAATCCCATATTATCTAGGGTTTTTACCGAATCTTTAAAAAACTCAACTTGATTTTCTAGATGAGACAATATCATGTTTTCGTCTGCTAAGTCTGTCTCTATAAATCTTTCTTTTTGTTTTTCTCCGAGTTTATAATCATATTCATAGTATCTAATATAGGCTTCTCTATATCTAATAGCTACTTTTGCTTTTTGTTCTTTTACTTTCATATTTAAATACGACATTTGTTCTACTAGAGATTGACGCGAAGATAAAACTTCAGCAATTGTTTCTTCCATTAAATTTAAGTTTCTCAAACTCTGTGCCAACTTTTTTATATTGTTTGTCCACTCAGTTCTTTGTCTACTTAATTTTCCGTCTAATGCTAGTATGTTTTCTTTAGTCATATTAAAATAATGATTTCTTGTTAGGATTTGGTTTAATAAATTTTGATGTTATTTGCCTCTTCTTAAATTTAGGTTTTGGCATTTCCATTTCTGGAGAATTGACGCTAAGATCTAATGGCTTGAAATCTATCAAAAGTTTCATACCCTTAAATCTATCACTGTCTTTTTGGAACTCATCAAAGTTATCCTCAACCATGTTGTTAATCGTTTCTATACATACCATAAATCTAATTGATTAGAAGTGAAATAATTATCGATCTTTTTGTGAGCATCGATTTTAAGCTCAAAACACTTCAATATTAAATCATTTAGATCCTTAATATTATATGTATCTAGTTTATTTTCGCTAAGAAATTTAGTCCACATAAAAACGGGACGTCCTTTCTTTAACTTTTCTGCCATTTTCTTTTTACCCGTTGCGTCATTATCAAACATATACCTAACAGTTGGTATCTCATCAAAATCATCAGTTGATCTACCTGCAGTTGCTAAGGCCAACGAGTTATTCATGAATTTAGCATCTAAAGGACCTTCGAACATTGTTATTGGTCTTTGGAAATTTAATTGCATAATTCCAAAAAGTGTTGATATCTTTGTAAGTGTGTTTAGTTCCTCATTGCTCATTTCTAATGGCTTACCCATTTCTTCATATAATTTTGGCAAATCATAAGTTAAATATCTCTGTCCATACCCTTTCATTCTACGTGTCTGTGCACCTATAATTTTGCCATCTGTACTATAATTAAGAATCCACAAACGAAACTCTTTATCTGAATATAGAAATTCTTCAGATCGATTATGTAATAACCTATCTTTTAATTGAAACCAAATCCAATCACCTGGTTCTATTACTTTAGCTTTAAAATGTTTCTTGAATTCTTCAACATCAATTGCTAGATTATGTATCTTTTCTAGCGCCTGGTGTTTCAATACAGACTCTGGGTTTACCTGTATTTTATTTTGTTTGATGTAATCGATAACCATAAAAGAGTCATTAGATGTGTCCATCTTAACATCATGATCCTTTAAAAAAGAATATAGATTAGTATGATAACTACAATTATAACAATGATACTGTAGTGTATCCCAAAATATATTACCTCTTTTCTTGGTATCGTCCGAGTGAGAATCGCCACAATAGGGACATGCACAGGTTATTCGCCCATGCATGTCCTTTAGTAGCTTCTTATTAGGAGTAGAATGTATTTGAGATACTACTTGCTTAAGTGCATATCTTATTTTATCCTTTAACTCTTCAGTAAGTTCTATATTGTTATTAGATGTCGAGGTCATTCAAGAAAGAATCTAGATCATCATCTGTTGATACACTTGAAGTTGATTCCGACGTTGAAGTCACTGGTGCTGCCGCTGGTTTTTCTTTTACTGCTGTTGCAGTTTTAGTTGCTGCCTTTGGAGCACTTGATGTCATCGATGCAATTGAATCACCCGGATTAAGATACATTCTTAATACATCATTTACAAATGATCTTGTATCTTCGTCCCATGCTTGATAATCATATCCTTTTAATGAAGGAGCTGCTTCTAACTCTTCTTTGATAGTAGTCATAGTTTCTTTACTACGTTCTGCCGGGGCATCGCCCATAATAATAGCTGACTTACTAGAAGAAAATTTAGATGTATCGTAGTTATTATATTCACCTTGTCTAGTGATAACTAACTCAAAGTTTTTACCTTCGAATAAATCGAATACTTGTGTTGGCTCACCAAAGTTTGGTTTTAATTCTGCGTCTATCTTTTCTTTAATTTTATATCCAAATTTAAATACTTTGTAAGTACCTTCTAGTTCTGGATTTTGTGGATCTTTTACGATCTTTACTAAAGAATAGTATTGTTGGCGTCTTTTTAGTTTATCTGAAGATTTTCTATCTACAGCTGAATCTGATTTACGCAACTTCCAAAATACATCTGCGATAGGGCATTTTTCTCCGATTGTTGCTGGAGAATCAACTAATTTACCATCGCCACTAGAGTTTGTTAACCAGTGTACATATTTTTGGATTAGGGAATTACGAGGGTTTTCTGGATTTGGCACAAAACGTATTAATGCTTTGTAAGTTCCGTCTTTACCATCGTCTGCTGTTGGTTTGTAGATCTCGTTAGTAGAACTACTTGCTTGTACTTGGTGCGTTTCTACGTCTTCCACGCCCAAGTTAAAAATGTCAAATGAATCACTCATACCTTTAAATTGTTTAGTTTGTTAAAATTGTTAATTGTTTACCTTGAAATTACTTTAATGTTCTTTCGTTTCCTTATATTGTATAATAATAAATAGTTTCAATTAATTGTTAAGATTGCTCCAGAAGGTTCCTTCCATTTATTCTCCTTTAACTTAATCAGTCCTGATTTGTGAAGTAACTCTGACGCTTGCTTTTCAGTAAGCTGGTTCGCTATCACCATTTTTTGTAGGATGCTTAATAAACGAAGGTAATCTGTTGTAACTAACATGTAATTAATACTTTTGTTATTATACTTATTATATATCTAACCTTTAATTTGTTTCACCTGGGATTAATTTTAATTTTTTTTAAAATAAAATGAAACAGTTTTTCGGCAAGTGCATATAACAAATGTTAGTTAAGCCAGAAGTTAGATTAGGCTTGGAGGTTTGAAACGTATGCTGCGAGAAAATAAGCGTCAACTAAGTCATCCAAAGGCTTCGGGATCTTCTTCCCAATTTCTAGGTCTTTAACTATTTTCCACAAAGGGCTTTTAGCCAAGATTTGGTCTTCGTTCACATTTTTTTGGTAAGCTTCAAATAATTGTAGTTTATTCATATTACCTTTACCTGCAAACTTCTTAATTGTGGTAGGAGCAACAGTAAGTAAATCTTCTGGATTTAAGGTCTTTAAAAGTTTAAGCTTTAAGATTGCGGCTCCTGCTGCCATGTCAATCATATTATTAGTTCCCATCTTAGAACCATAAGAAGTACCTTCAAATGCTATAGTGAAACCATCACCTTCAAAAGAATTTTGTAATATTAGGTTGATTAAATCATCAGCCATTTTATCATATCTCTTTACCTTTAAGAGTTCGGCACTTGAGAAAGATTCATTGTTTGTAAAATCAGGTTGATTAACTAAAGTAACATCTTCTAATAAAGAAATCTCTTCTTGAAGTCTTTGTTCTGCTTTAGTTCCTGTTTTTGGTTTTATGTAACTAATAAAATGATAACTCTTTTTTTTATCATTATATATGGCTAAACCTGGAGAATTTAAAGAAAAATCTACTGCTAAGTAATTCATTTACAGTTTTTTACCTAGAGCTGCACCTAATGCGGCACCTACAAGTCTAGAAGTTAATAAATCGTAAAACACACCTTTTTGAATACCAAGAACTTTTGCTAGCATTTTACCAATAGATTTCCCTAAAGCAAAACCGGTAAGTCCACCAATAATTGATCCAAAGAAACCTTCATTAGTCATCTCTTCATTAAGTCTCTCAATATCATAAGAACCATCTTCATTTTGATATTCTGAAGCAAAAGATTCTAATGCTGCATCTATTTTCTCTTCTAACTCCGGAGTCCAAGTTTCTTGAAGACCTTCATTAATAAGTTCCAAATCCTGTTCGTTAACAGCGTTTTCAATTAAATATGTATTAAATGTTTTCATGTATTATATATCTTATTTTATTCTAATTCTAATCTAAGGTTTAATCTATTATAAAAGAACGTAACTTCAAATGTTTGAAAAGATGCAACGTTTTCTGCAAAATTTAAATTTAATTCATTAATAGAGTTCATGATACAATCTGTGAATTCCATATATGCTACTGATGCTCCTTCTGCATCTAATATTCTTAAAGTTAATGGAGATTCTATATGAGATTGCTTAGTAGATCTAGCGTAATACCATAAAAGTGTATCCATCATAATCCAATAATTAATAAACCCATCTAGTAATTGCATACTAACTGTAAATTCTCTATTAATTGTGTTTTGTATTGGAATAGCACCCCTGTGATATCTTATAGAACCGTCATTATCTTCTTGTGTTAACGGATTAAAAGAAACACCAGGTATATTAATACCTTGAATGCTATAATTTATAAAATCTACAGGTTCAGATAATAAACCACCTGGCACATTATTAATATATTTTTTATATTTATCAGCAACTTCTTTAGGTACAAATCCTCTAGGAAACCTAAAGTCGAATGAATTATTTCTACTATTTAAGATCATTGTTTTTTATTATTTCTTAAATTTACCAGACATGATCATATTCTCGTCAATGCCATTATTAACACTAATATAAAACTTATTGTTTTTCATACCTCTAATAGTATTAGCATTAGCTTCACTTATTTTAAACAAAACTTCACCTTCACCCATATCAATATCCTTGTTTGATATATGATTAAATTTTAATTTTTGTTTTCCATCACCGAATGTTAATATTACATTTTCTGCATTTGTAAAAGAAATAAATTCTACATCATCACCTTTTCTTTTAGCAATCACAAATTTATAATATGAAGTAAATGGAGGTATATCAATATTTAGTTTAGTTTCATTCACAAACTCAGAAGTATCTACCTCAGTAATACTCTGTGTCATTATATTTTCATTAGAAGAATCAAACACTATTTTTGATTTTGATGCAATAACATTGTGTCTTTCTATAAATGTAGGAACATATTTTATACTTTT